AGGTTATTTGTTTTAGTTTTCGTATGCTTTAATACCATCTTCAGTAAATTCCATAGTTACCCATCCAGTACGAGCAACACCATAGAAACTGTATCTTGCATATTCAGCATATTTAAGAAAAGAACCACCACGACAATACCATCTACGTCTTAATCGTTCTTCTCCATCTTCTATTTTTAGACTATCAACAGGCTTTGCATATAATTGATGATTATGTCCTAACATAAAAACATCACCATCAGTATAAATAGCAGCCATTTTATCAAGCTCTAAATCTCCGTTTTTACCACCACCTTTTCCATGGCCTGATACTAAGTTCCAATCAACTCCATTTATGCTTATTTGGGTATATCCTGGCATTTTAAAGTATGGTACCTTAAGACTATCAGCCATTACTCTTGATATATCTACTCCAAGCAAGTTAATAGAACGAATCATATCATGATTACCACCTCTAATAAAAACAAGTTTATCAGCAATCTTTTCTATTCTTTTCATAAAAGTAATATGCTGGTCATCAGGCTCCATGTCCTGACCTCTTTGACTTATTTTATAATTAGGCGGTATAAGCTCTATATTATCACCATTCATAAACCATCTTGCATTAGGGTCTGAATCTACTTCAGCAATAAAATCATCAAACTTTTCATAATGATGCTCTACTGCTCCATGATGCACATCCGTAGCACAATGTAGTTTTATGGGTTTGTCATAAGATAATTGAAGAACCTGACCTGGTTCTATGTCTTCTGGTACTTGAGGTTGGTTAAGGTGAACAGTAAACCATTTTTTACATTCTTTGCAAGAAAACTCTCTTACTTTAACGCCACTGTTTCTTATTCTTGTTCCTCTGCTTTGAACTTTTTTAGAATTACAATGTGGACATATCATTACTTGTCCTCTTCTATAATAGCCTCTAGCATTTCGATAGCACCTTGTACTTTCATAAACGCTTCTTTTAATTGTTCTTGTTGAGCTTTAAGTTGCTCAACTCTTTGTTCGTTAGTTAGTTTTACTGCTTCTTGTTTTTTCTTAGCCATTACTGACCTCCCTGTTTGTTTTGTTTACTTATTATAATCCACTTGCGTCACCAAATGCAGGAGCTGTTGCTGATGCTACATGTCCTGTGACAAACCAATTAGTTCCATCACAATACATTTCTACCATACTTCCAGCTTCTACTAACGTAAGTGTTAAAAAGTCATTACTATCATTATCAGATACTACTGTTACTATTTCATCTCCACCACTTCCAGAATCAGTATCTAAATGAGTTACTCCTCCAAAGAAAAAGTTAGTTGCACTTGGAGATTTAATCTCTATATCATATGCACCTGTTTTTTCTACTATCATAAATTTATAATTTAAACCAACTGCTACTGCAGGTAATGTATATACAGCATCTGCAGATTTATTTTTAATTATAATTGCTCTACCAGATTCTTGTTGAGTTAATGTAACTGTTGCAGCTTTTACATTAGGAGATTTTCTAATACCTTGGTCAAATTTACAATAACTATTTCCTGCATCAATATTTAAAATTTCTCCAGCAACCCCAAAAAACTCAACATCTGTAGAATCTATACCATCTCTACCAAATACTGCTTTACCAGATTGTACTTGAAAGTTTGTTGTTCCAACTGCAGTTCCCAACACTAAAAGTTTATTACTAGATTGTAACCATTGCACATAAGCAGATGTGTCGTTACCATAAAACTTAACTTCTTGATTGTCAGTTGCTCCTGCTCCTGATACGTTTGTTGCTCCAAATACAAAGCTTGCACCTGAAACGTTTAATATATCTGCACTAGCATCAAAGTTTAGACTACTGTTATTCATATAAATACTTGTATCACCAGTTGACATATCACTTGTTCCAGCAAAATTACTATTAGCAGCAGCACCAATCTTAGTACCTGCACCTGATATATAGTTATATGTTGTTGCTCCACCTTGTGCTACATTAATACTACCTGTAATACCTACATATCTTTCTCCTGCAGCATTTGAGCCAGGAGTTAATTGTATTTCTTGATTATAAGATTTTAGTGTTAATACACTTGAGCCACCTGCAACACTATCAAGTAATATACCTGTAGTATGTATTGCATTTAATGTACTTTCATCTGATGTTGTTGTTTGTATTAAATCATCACTACCTACTTTTAAATGAGGACCAGTACCTGCACTATCTAATTGGAAATCCGCAGAAGTTGTTGCATCTATACTAAAAGTACCAGATACAGTTCCATCTACTGATAAATTTCCCTTTATATCTGCATTACCATAACATAATAAATTAGATTGTTTAGAAGTACTTGTACCTATTACAACTTTACCTGAATCATGGTTATATCCTGGAGCTAATATAATAAAGTCTGTATCATCTTTAGTTGATATAGTCATTGTATCATCTGAGTGTATATATTGTGTTGCTATTCCAGCGCTACCTAAAGCTCCTGCAGCATCAGCAATAGGATGTATCCATTTATTTACTGCTATTGGTAAACTAGAATCACTTATTGCTACAGTTTTAAAACCAAGGTCTAAACCGTCTGAATCTATCATAAATGTATCACTAGTAGTTCCAGCAGTATCTATAGCTCCTGTAACATTTAAGTTACCTGTTACTGTTAAATTATCATCTACAGTAGTTGTACCTCCTGCAGAATCTATTGTTAGATTTCCAGAAGCTGTACTCATTTTTGAAACATGTAATTCACCTCCTGTGCTAGTTCCAGTAGCACCGTAAATTCTAAATGTAGGAGTTTGCATTTGAATAAAATTAGAAGATGTCATAACTATCTGAGGCATAGTAAAAGTACCATTACCACCTCCAGCTACTTGTATTCTTGCAGTACCGCCTTGAAGAAGAGTAAAAGTTCTGCTTCCTTCACTATCAGCATCAAAGTTTAATATAGTATTAGCACCAGTAGCAACTCCTAATGCTAAACTTCCTGCTTTTATAGACTGAGAAGTAGGTGCATTAAATTTTAAATTTGATTGAATATTTGTTTCACCTGTATCTTCTAACCAAAAACTCTTAATATCACTTTCATTGTATATTTGGAATATATCAGATGCTTGGCTTGAACTATTTGCATAAAATTTAAATACATCATCATCTGCTTTTAGTTTAAATATACCTTTTACTAATAATTCATCAGATTGATTATAACCAAGTTCTATACCTCCATGTACAAGTAAAGTATCTGCAGACTCATCCCAATGCATTTTTTTATTAGTTGTTGCACCATATGCTATAAAGTCTACACCAGTATCATCTACACCAAGTTGTAATGTATCTGCACTTTCGTCCCAAAGCATATATTTACCAGATGTTGCTCCAAAGAATTTAACATCGTGTCCTGTATCATTTACACCTACTGTAACAGTTCCTATAAAATCACTGTTACCTGTTACTTTAAATTTTCCACTTTGAGAACTAGTTGTATCAGAACCAATAGCTACATTACCTGAAGCACCAGCTGAAAATATATTTGATGAAGTTAAAACAGTAGCGCTATTCGCTCTAGGAATATGATTTGCTACTCCTCCTCCAGACCAACTTATATCTGTTATTCCAGCATAAGTTAAAGATTGATATACTTGTTTAGCTGTAACTAAATCTGTATCACTAGCATTAGAATCTAATACAGCAGAACCTCCTCCAGCATAAGAATGTATTCCAGTAACATTTGAACCAGATGAGCCAAATTGTAAACCACCAGTGTCGAGAATAAATTTATCTGCATGAAATGTCATAGAAGAAGTATCAGAAGAAACTGAAGTAGATGCAACTTTGATGTGAGCAAGTTCATCATAGTTACTACCGTCAAATCCTTGGAAAGATATTTGTCCTAATTCATCACCATCTACAATAGTAGCAGGAGCAATTTTGCTTCCTCTACCTTTTTTCATTACAATTTCTGCAGGCATTATTGATGATACGTTATGATTAACAGCAGCAATCAGTTCACCTACAGTTTCTGATGCTACCTCTAATTTTGTTCCTGGAGTGTTAGTACCTACACCAACCTTATCAGCACTCCCATCTGTAACTAACAGATTAGGGTCTGTATCTCCTTCTATACGAAAATCAACTGCAGAGCCACCATCATTTATGATAACCTCTCCAGCTTCAACCGTACTTTCTATAAACCAGTTTTTATTCTTGCTCATTTGTTTCTCCTAAAACTTAAAGTATTGCCTTACTATTCCACCAGGGTCTCGACTATCTGGGAATTTTCTTATTTTAACTTCATACATTTGCATAAAGTATTGTGCTTTTTGTAAATCTCCTGCATCTTCATACATTCTAGCTTTTACATAACATACAAGTGCAGGATGTAAACTTTCATGTAAATTAGAATGTCCATCTAAATCTTGATTACTCTTATCTACAGGCCTATAATTAGCCTTATATCTTATTCTTATACCCATACCTATACTAATAGTAGGGCTTTTAAATTCTCTTAATACCTTCCCTGTTGCATCTTCAGATTCATTCTTTTCTACTATACCAAGTCTTTCCTCATCAATAAACCATAGAAATTTTTTAGCAGTATCTTTTAACATTATGATTCATCTCCTATAGTTAAAACACTTCTATCTATTTTTCTTATAGGTGCAAACTCTAATTCATTATTAGTATTTTCTTGTTTTATTTCAACAGAAACAACTTTTAATAAACCAGGAGGCATTTCATAATATCTTAAATCTTCTATCAAATCTGTAACAGCAGTATCTTCATTTGTTAATCTTTTAGATGCAATATCCATAAGACCATCATTTATAATCTGCATTAAATATTTATTTGGCTTTCTACCAAATATACTTTCTACTTGCGATATAATGTCTTTTACTTCCATTAACTTTGTACCACCTGTTTAATTTGTGCTAATTTTTGCTCGTTACCTTTTAATTGCTTCTTACTAGGTAATTCACCTCTCATAGAATATATTAATTCTTGATATTCTGCTTGCAATGTATCATAGTCTGCATTAAGCTTTTTATAACTTGTTGCAAATTTACTAATACTTTGAGCAAAATTACTAATGTTTTGTGCAAACTCTGCTAAATACTGACCTCCAGCCTTTTCTTGCTCAGAAAGCTCTAATGATGCTATTTGTAATTCACTTGCAGAACCTGCTAATGCTGTCTTAGCCATTTCAATATCTTCCATCTCTAAGAAATCTTTAAATGAATTACTAGAATAATTATCTATTAACATTTGTGCTTTTTCTATTGCATCTACTGTATCTGGATTATCTAACCTAATTCCTTTAAATTCTTCATTTAATACAGGTATATCAGGCAATTCTAAAGAATCTATCTGATACTTTTTACATCTAACAGCAGTTGCTATTAAAATTATTTGATGCATATCAAAAGGTATGTCTGTTAAACTTTCATCATTAACATCTGGTTTAGGATAACATATATAATCAATAGTACAAAAACCATCTAATGCATCTAAGTGTGTATCTTCTGGTTTAGGTTCTACCATTAATCTCATTTCATTTATATAATATATAGGGTCAGTCTCAGAACATTCATCTAAAAATCCACTACCAAATCTTGCTTTACTTCTTTGATGAAAAGGTATCATTCTAGCTTCATATGCAATCTCACCATCATATCTCATTACACCATTAATGTCACTACTTTCTAGTAAATTTAAATCATAACCAATACCATCTTGTAATTCATTTTCCCATTCACCTGCTGTAAAAGATTTACTTTTAGTTAAATGTAACTTTAGATTTATTGGCATAAGTTTAGATACTTTAACAATACTATCTTGTACCCATTGCTCTAAAATATCCTTTTTAATAAAAGATACAATTTCATCTACTTCTTCTTGTAAATTAACAGGCATAGGGTCTTGCCCTTCAGTCTCATCGTCTCCCATAGGGTCATCAATTACAATAGTATCTCCA